TTCAGAATAATCCGAACCAGTCAGAGAGTAATCTTCCCGACTCTCCACATCAACGCCGCAAGCCCTTGCCGCAACAGCGGCTAGACCCACGCAATCCAAGCCAATACCCGCAAGCCTGCCTTGAGGAACAAAGCGTGTGCCGATCTCCGCCTCCGCCGCCGCTAGAAGCCTAGACACCTAATTGCCCCGTCTTGGTGATTTGAGTTGTTCCTGGTATTTCCGCAAAGCCGCCGAAGTTGTCCAAGTTGCTCCACGCCTTGCAAGCGTCCACCGACTTACTGCACCCCGCATAAGCGGTAAAGGTGTCCCCGTCAGCAATCGCCGCCCTTGTTGGGTATTGGAGAAATATCTGCTTTGAGCCGTTGATTGTTTTGTATATCGGGTAAATCTGCCCAATATTTGCGCCACTTGTCCACTTGAGGTGTCCGTGCTTTAAGCCCTCGTAGACTTCCCCAAGAACGCCATTCTCGATGTTGCCGCCTGCGCCGTTTTCTGCGTAGAACAGGTTGGTCGTGGACGGAGCGGAAGCGTTCCCCGTGAACAAAGTCGTTCCAGAAACCTGCATATCTATGCCGCAATAGGAATCGCCAAAGGCGTGCCAGCAGGTCTTGCTATAGAGTTTGCCCGACTTGCGCTGAAGTTCGGACATCATGTTTACGCATTGAACCGTCCACTTCTCCTCATCGTATTGGAAGTCAGTTAGACGAAATTTGTTGTGCCGTATTGCACCCATCCAAGGATGCCGCCAGTCCACCCAGAACATATCTACAACAGCCCAATCGAACAGTCCTGCCCTCAAGTCGGAGTCCGTGATGATGCTCGATGTAATACCGCCCTGAAACTCCATATTGGATACTTTCATAGCCGATTCAGCGCGAGTAGCCGAAGCGTCCCACCCGTCTTGCGGGGAATAGGTGTGCCATTCTGACCCCGTAAGGTTATCGCTCGTCAGATCGTCTTCACTTGCCGTCAAAGCGTTTTCAGGGAAGTTCAGGTCGCAATCGTGTTCGGTCAGGCGGTAATAAGTGCCATCGCTACGGATAATGCGAAAGCACCGAGCGAGATAGGTTAGCCGCCCGTCAAGCAGTTCATCCCGACCGTGATTGTTGGTGAATGTCATGATGTGGCGTGAATCGCTTTATTCTCAATATCAAGGCATATCCAAACACCCGCCGATGTGCTGTTATCTAAGAGAAGAACAACGGTTGCCTCGTTGCCTGTCTTGAACATCGCATAAGTAGTGCCGCTGTAATCCACAAGGTAGGTATTCGTCCAAGTAGAAATGTTCTTGATGTGGTAAAGCGGCCCACCTGTTTCTAGCGTGGTTGCGTCAGGGAGGCGGTAGTAAGTGTTTTGGCTGTTTGGGTCTAGGTAGATAAACCTGCTTGATGCGTTTAACTGGTAAGCGTTTGGCAATCCGACCGCAGAATGCTCAAGTCGAATGCCATCCCCCATGTATTGCGTTAGTGCGTCAAAACTCATCCCATATCCACCCATGTTCTGTTTGTGCCGTTATAGGCGATACAGATAACCGTTCCTTCACCCTGCGCAAGCGTCTTGCTGTAAACCCCGCCAGAGGCAAGGTCTTTGACGACAACGCTCCCTGCTCCCGCCCCCGTATGCACAATGTAGAAATATGGGCCACCTGACGGCATCCCGCTAACAACGCTACCAAGCAGGACTGTGCAAGAAGAAGCCGAATCGTTAGACGCAGAAACCACCCTGCCATCTGAAAGGCTGTGATTGACTGTTGACCCGCCCGTGAGGTCATATTGAATCCCGCCACCCATCCAGAAGTCCATCGGCGTTGGCGTTGAATCCTTAATCTCCACGATTGGGATAGCCTGAATCCCACCCATCTCATACTGATTAATAGAAACAGACAGGTTCGCATCCACCTCAATGCCGAACCGACAAGGAACATGGAACTGCCCGCCTGCGTAAATCGTCTCCGTGGTGCTACTTACGGTTGAGATAACGCCCGTTGTGTAGTCGCAAGTCCAATCCGTAGTCTCCGTCTTCTCTACACCGCCCCACCCAACCTTGAGCGTCCCCGATATAGGCTTGGTGATGTTCCGAGTTCTCGTTGAACCGCCTTCCGTGTATTTGCTGACAAACTGCACCTGATCGCTACTGTCCGTCAACCCAAGAGAGACATCATCCCACGCCGCTGTTCCACGCCTCGTAGAATCAGTAGAAAAGTCCAAAGGGTCTTTATAGCGGAAGCCGTTTGCGGAGCCTTGTCGTGCGTGATAGAACTCCAAGACTCCCTGCAAGTCTTCTAGCGTCCTCATGCCGTAGGAGGCATCGTATTCGTGTCTGGGCTGACTCCAACGGCTGACGCGGGTTTCTTGACCGCTATCGAGCGTAACAACATTGGTGGAGTAGCCAGGGCCACCTTTTGACCCGTAGGAAATGTCAGTAGGGAAGATTGCTGTTTCGTGAAAGCCCATTAGGAAAGCCCCATGTTGGTTGTCATGCGTTTAAGGTCGCTCTGGATTTGGACACGAGAGCGGCGGAATGAGTCTGCGTCCTTAGTTTGCACATTCATGGAGACATTTACAACCCTTGGGCCACCACCGCCTCCATCAGAGGCAACACCGAGTTTGCCATCCTTGCCCCGCTTGAGCGGCATGATTGCTTCTGGCGAACCTGCTTCGGCCATTAGGCCTGTGCCTGAGCGGGTAGGGAAATACATTGGGGAATCAACCACGCCACCATAAGCGTAGCGAGTCAAGTTGCCGTTCTCCATCACGCCACCCCTAGCGAGAGCAGGGCCACCGCCGCCACCTGCCGCCCCGCCGCCAAGACCCATAAACATACCGCTAAGAGCATCCTGCATTGGGCCGAGTAGACTTTTCTGTAGAGCCATCTGGATTAGGGCTTCAATCAGCCCCTTTACCGCATCCTTGGCGGAATTTGCACCTGAAATGATGCTCCCAAAGGCATTTGTGAACGCTTGGGCGGCGTTTTCCGCATACTCGCGCTTCTCCGCTAACAAGGTCATGGCATCGACCTCGCCAAGAAGGGCAAGTTCCATCTCCTTAATCTTCGCAACCATCTCCGTATATTTTTCGGGGGCCATCTTGTCCTTGTTCATGGACGCGATACGGGCAGAGGCTTCAGCGGAAATAGCCGCCTTCTTCATAGCGTTTTCGTATTCAGGGCCAAATACGCCCGACAACCCCTGTTGCTTCTCCATGACGGCGAGTTGCTCATTCCCCGATCGTATCCATGACTCGATAGCGCGAGTGGACTCGACCGTTGCCGCCGTGCCGCTCTTGCGCTGGGCCGTAACAGCATCCTTGAGGCTGTAATTCTCCCTTATAAGGTCTCGTATGGCCTGCGCTTGCTCATCTGACACCTGAATGACGGACTTCGCGTTAAGTTTTTGTATTTCCGTGAGTGCGGCTTGCTCGATAGCAGTCTCCCTAGCCGTCTCTCCTAATACGGCAAGGATTGCGTTTTCGTCTTCAAGTGCCAGTATCGTATCTTGGGCGGCATCTTGGATGGCCGTCATGCCTCCGCCGCGAACTGCGCCGAGCGACTCAAGCTCTAGCGCGATAGCCTGTATTTGGCCACGGACAGCCTGCAAAGCCGCGCTACGGAAGAGACGGCCAGCGGAAGCATCTATATCTGCGCCGTCACCGAAAGGCCCCTTGATGGTCTCCATTTGCGCCATCTTTATCATCCACTCGTCTAGCCCCGCTATACGGGCATCGCTCAACTTAACCTCAAGGGCCTTGCTTAATTCCAGTTTCTTTTGGTAGTCCTCAAGCCCCCGCAACTGCCCCCGCAACGCCGCAATGATTTCCGACTTCGCTCCTCCCGTCCGAGCATCGCGGAGGGTGTTTTCCGCCTCAACCACATCGTATATAGCGGCCTCGACGCGCTCCGCCTCCTTGACTAACGCCGAAAGGTCTACCGTAACCTCCTTGGACGACCTCGACCATGCGACAAAGCCAGCAACGGCAAGCCCTACAGCGGTTACGATAGCCCCGATAGGGTGCGCTGTTATGACCACCCATAGGTATTCAACAGCAAAGGTAAGCGTCCCAAATTGCGCCGCCGTTGAGATCGCCGCCAGCCCTAATGCCCCTAGGAATGTCGCAAGTTTTAGCGCAACAAACGCCGCGCCTGCAACCGTTATGGCTGTTACCGCTACGGCGAGAGCCTTCCCCGCCAGTCCCGCCTTTTGCCATGCTCCATCAACCTCGCCAACGATTCGCGTAACATCAACCAATACATCCAAAAGGTCATGCATGACCCCAACTAGCCCCGCGTCCCCCGCGTCGAGAGCGACCTCCTGCATGGCTGATTGGAAGGCAATCCACTTGCCCACGACGGTTTGTTCTAACTCACGCGCCATTCGCGTATGCTCGTCGGTCGTCTCGCCAACCAGTTTTATTTGGTCTTTAAGGTGTCCGTTCATCTCTGTAAGGGCCAAGCCTGCGGCGACCTGCCTGCGCGTAAAGATACGGGCGTAAAGGTTTGCTTTCTCCATGGGATTTTCAAGAGAATCCACACCTTTCCTCAAAGCGTCCATAATCTGCGTTAGGCTTTTTGCCGCAGGGTTCACATCCCTGTAGGCGACATTCATCTGCTTCAACGCTTCCATCGTCCGCTTGGTTGGCCCCGCCAAAGCCAACATCACGCCTCGGAATTGCGTTCCTGCACGAGTTCCACGAATACCACGGTCAGCCAAAACACCCATCGCCGCCGCCGTTTCCTCAATAGACACGCCCGTAGAGGCCGCAACCGTTCCTGCATACTTCATCGACTCGGACATATCCCGAACGGTCATGTTTGCATTGTTGGAGATAACCGTAAAGACATTGGCAACGCGCCCCGCATCAGAAGCGTCTAGCGCGAACTGCCGAATAGAGTTCGCCATATATTGCGTAGACTCTGCAAGCGTAAGCCCACCTGCCGTAGCCAAGTCCAAGGAGTCTTTAATGGCCCTCATCGACTCCTCTGCCGAGAAACCCGCACGGGCGAGTTGGAGCATACCTTCTGCGGCCTCGTTTGCCGTATATCGCGTGGTCGCGCCCAACACCCTAGCAACTTCGGTCATTTGCTCCATCTGGGCGGTCGCCGACCGAGTAACCAACTCGACCGTCTTCATCGTCTCCTCAAAGTCGGCAATGGTGCGAGTCGTGCCTTTTATGCCCTGCAACGCCTTGAAAACCAAGAACGCTTTGCCCATCTGTTTCGCTAAAGTGCCGAAACTGCCGCCAAGGGTCTTGTTCGCCGCCGTGGCTCGTGCCGCACCAATCTTGATATTGTTGGTTGCGGCTACAAATTGGTTTCCGCCAACAGCCGCTTGTCGAGCGTCAATTGCTAGAACTAGAGTCGTTAGGCTTGCCATCTTTTTCTTCTTCTTGGGAGCGATTCCATTTTAGGAAGGCCATGTCAAGGGCCATGATGAACTCATAATACCTTGTTTTTTCGCTAACGGTGGACACCCCGTGAATATCTAGCCATGCCGCAACCGCTTGCGCCTGAATAGCATTTACGCTCATCCCGCAAGTCCTTGAGGCGTGTAACTCCCAAAATGCCCTCCAAAATGTGAGCAAGTCGCTATATATCTCTGGCTTTTCTTCCAGAGCGGCAATCTTTGCGCCCCGCCGCTGAGCGGCTTCTAACTGCTCTTGGTGGCTTCCCCATTCCAAGTGCCACTCAAGGGCGGCAGTTAGTTTCCCACAGAATCCTCGTCAATCTCTTGCCGATATAGTTCTGCCTCGTTTGCCGTAATGACAACAAACTTATACATATCGGAGAGAGTTGGGTCGTCAAAGAACTCAAGAGCCTTTTTAGAGGAATACTTGATTTTCTTCCCGTCTTCGCCCTCGATGTTCTTCCAATCGACAAGGAGCGTTTCGGCGGCGGCTTTCTTGGTGATCGCCTCCAACTGCTCTGGCTTTAGCCGCTTATTCCGTATGCCCTTTAGATGCGGCTCGGAAAGTGTGCGGACAAGTTCATCAAACGCTGTATTGCCGATACGGGCAATCTTGAGTTCAATGTCGAGTTCGTATGTAACCCAAACGCCATCAATCTCGCGTTCTGGGTCTGTTTTTACAAGTGAGAGTTTTGCCATTGTCGTAAGTGCTTACCCTAAAAGGAGCAAGGCTAGGAGGATAATACCCCCTAGCCCCTCTCTGATGCAACAACTTCCCCTTATTGCTCGTGATAGTGTGCGATTTTCATGGTGCATTCCTCTGTGGTGTCATAGAGTGCTTGCCAAGAAATATCAGCGATAATGTCCTGATTACGCCCACCCGCTACTCGCTGTGCGTCCGTGAACTTCACTTTGGGGAAATCAAAGATGTATGTTTCGCCAGGTGTGCTTTCTTCGCCTGAAATGCCGATGGATAGTGATGTAACGGTTTGGTTTAGGAACTTGTCATAAGCCGTAGCCGTCTCAAAATACATTTGCATTGAGCCAGTAACCTCAAAGTCGCCCTCGTTGAAGTCTGAAGGGCCGAGAGTGCCGAGCAGATACTTTTTGCGTAGGTTATTTGACGCTTGGAACTGGAAAGATGTCGTGGTGATATCCGCCGTGTTTTCTCGGACAAACTGGACACCATCGGTAGCCGTCATAGCAGGGTTTGTGCCAGCGGTGTAGAGCAATGCTTCCTCGCTAGAAGCGGATGTTTCGGTCAATCCGAGAACATCAAAGTTAGCCTTTACTGTATCTGTTCCAGAGGCATCAATGGACATTCCGTTAATCACGCAACCCGTCAAGAATGCCACCTCTGTTCCCAAGTCGGTGTATTCCCGTTGGAAAGTCATTGAGTCCAGAGTAGAACCGTTCTTGACTTGCGGGAGCATATTGATGGTGTGATTCGCGGCCGTCGCAGAGCCCCTTAGCGCAGACTCTACGGTAAAGGTGTTCGAGCCCGTTACGGTGGCTACCTTGTAGAAGCCCGTATTTGCCGCCGCCGAGGAGTCTACGATGTAGACCCATTGACCAACAACAGGGTTGGCATCCCATGTGCCGCTGTGTGTCTGGAATTGCCTAGACCCCTCTGTTGATGTAACGGGGAATGTATCGCACACCGTTACCAAACTATTGCTTCCGCTCCAAACATCGCCAGACATCAGCGAGTGGCCGACAAGCCTGTTTATGCCAAACCCGTAGCGAGAGTAAAGGTTGCAGTTCACGCTACCCGATACGCCTTGGTCTGTCTTGTTCAGCCCCCGAATATCACGGCGAGAATGAATCTCGTCCGATGAAGCATTGGTCAGGTCGCTTTTAAGGCTCTCGGAAAGGATACGGAGTTCTTCGTAAACCGTCCCCGTGCGCTTTACGCCAAAAGTGGTTTCCTCTGCAAAGGAGAGTCGAATTCTGTTTGAGTCAGCCATGATTATTGAATGAGCGCGATTCGCAGGGTTAAGTCCTCGTCAGCGTCATAGAGGGCTTGCCAAGAAAAGTCGGCAATGATGTCTTGGTTTCGACCGCCAGCCATCCGCTGACCGTCTGTGAATTTGACCTTCGGGAAGTCGTAGAGAAACCCGTCTCCGCCGTAATCGCCTTGGTCGTCTGAAAAGCAGATGGCAAGCGAAACCTCGTCTTGGTCGAGAAACTTATCGTATTCCGTTGAGTCAGCGAAATACATTTGCATCGATCCCGTTACCTCAAAATCGCCAAAATTGAAGTCGGTCGAGCCGAGCGTTCCCAGCACTTTCTTTTGCCTAAAGTTGTTGGCTACTTGAAACTGAAAGGAGAGAACCGTTACATCAGCCGCATCAAGCCGAACAAACTTAACACCTTCCGTAGTCGTAAATACGGGGGTTGGGTCAAGTGCGCCGCCAACGGTTTCTGGTGTTGATTCTGATGTCTCCGTCAAGCCGATAAGGTCATAACTGATTTTGACCGTATCTGTTCCAGAAGCATCAATGGAGTATCCACCCCAAGTAAGCCCCTTGAACATGACTGACTCGTTGCTCAAGTCCGTGTATTCCCGTTGGAGGGCAAAGGAGGATACTGTGTCGCCGTTTACGACTTGGGCAAACATAACGATGGTGAGGTCTACATCCGCCTCGTTTACCCCCTCCCCCGCCCCCAC